TGTCAATCAATTTTATGACAATTATTCTAAGTTGTCTCATCTAGAACCCTTCATGTTAAATTCAACTTTGGATCTTACTGACCATACAATAGATTCGTACTATGAATTGTTAGAAAGCACTCATGTTACTGCTAAGCGTCTCCATCTAATGACGACTAACGCCCTCGAGAAGCGTATGCTTTTTGGGTATATTATAAAGTTACAAGAATGGAAAGCTGCTTACACATCTGTGTCCTGTAGTGGGGCGTTGCGTGTGGCACCCTTTGTTATGTGTTTCCACGGAACCACCAGTGTTGGTAAAACATTTGTCTCTGACTTGATTAACTCTATTGTATTAAATACAAACGGCTTTGATGCAGACCCGCAAAAGAAAGCAGTGTACAATGAAAATGATCAGTACTTTGAAACGTGTAGAGGTGATACCCAGACCATAGTTTTCGATGATCTGATGAACACCAAGATAGAAATGCTAGAAACATCTCCCTTAGCCCCTTTGATTAAATTCGCCAATAATACGGCCGAAATTGCGATTAAAGCTGCGCTAGAAGAAAAGGGAGGAGTACCTATCCGACCAAAGACTATTTACGCCACCACCAATGTAGAAGGATTGAACGCCACTCTTGTTTCGGCCGAACCACTAAGTATTATGCGCAGATTTCATTTCTATGCAACTATTAAGGTTAAGCCCCAATACGCCACAGATGCTCGTGCTGATTCTGCCAAGATCAAAGCATACACAGATACACTACCTCCAGAAGAGGTGATGCTAGCTGATATATACGATATTGATTTGAAAGAATGGTACGTGCGTGACAACTTGTCTTGTGGCGGCCGTCCCATGGCCCGTTTCTTTGAAGTGGAAGTACCTAATAAGGATGGCGATTTGGTTAAGGTCTCATCTGAAGGATTGTCTATTTCTCAAGCTATTTACGTAGCCCAGGAGATGAGCAAGAAACACTTTGCCAAAGAGAACGACCTACTCCAACGAATGAACAAACAACACACGATTTTGCCTGTATGTAAAACATGTAGAAAACTGCAACAATATTGTGTGTGTAAGGACGTTATGATGGACCAAGAGATTGGGCAAGTTCGTACTTGGGTGAATAAGGTTAAAGAGCGCCATATTAACAATTTGCGAGCATCTGATATTGCGCGCACAGTTGTCCGCCCGGGTTACACGCTCGAGCACCTGGCATTTGAGTGGGAAATTGATATCATGACAGCATCGGCTTTATTTGCTAAATTGTCAGAGATCAAACGTACCGCTGTACATATGCCAGAAAAGGAGCGTTTTAATGCCGGCTTTTACTTGCAGTGTGTATCGACTTATGGTCTATTACCACCTGATGAACAAGCAATCGTAGATGAATGGAGTAAGGTCGTTATAGCCCATTTGAAAGAAGAACTAAATCAATACACGCCAGATTCTATGGTGATGTGGTTAGCTAGACTGCCCATATTGCGCGAATTCCTGTATATTGAGTTAATGGTCATATCCAAAATTTGGGTTGAATTCGCTGCCTCTTTTAAGGTCTTTACCATGCTATTAACTATTGTTGCTGGTTCAGCTATTACCATGAGTTTTATGCCTATAGCATTGCCTGTGTTCGCGTTTAGTGGACTAGCATTTTGGTATTTTGTACAAGCTCGTTGGAATATAGTAGGAGCTAGATATATTGAGATTAAAAACACCATAGAACTCAAATACTCTATTATGCACCGCATTGCGCGACATTCGCCAGGAGTAATGACCTCTTGGTTTGACGTGGCCGTATATGCCGGAGCCAGTGCGGTTCTCCTATTCTCTGTCGGAAAAATGTTACAAATGTTCTTTCGTGATTCCACTTTGGGTCAATCTGTATCTGAGGTAGCCCAAGAAGTAGTAGCCAAAACTATGGGAACCGAATTAGGAACTAATTTGTATCCAGATGTAGACATGGCCGTGAGGAAGGCCTTCACCCCAACCCAGTGGGCGGGTGTTGAATTACCTCAGAGCCAGGAATATTGTGGAGAGATTGATACTCGCACCACTACCGACGAGATGATGTTCAGAATTATAGAGAAAAATTTGGTCAGTGTGCGATTTATCAGAAAAGATGCGCCTACCGAAATTTGCAACGGTCTATTTGTGACTAGCAATATCTTAATGATTCCAAAACACGTGGTCATTGCTGAAGATCAACCTTTAGTTATACAGAGGCACGATAAGTTGTTGAATTCGGTTTTGACTACTAGGGTTTCCAACGCCATGCGATGGGAATCCCCTAGCACCGACTTGGCTTTTATTTCTGTATTGGCATCAGGAGATTATAAGAATATCAGTAAATACTTTCCCGTGCAGCATTTTCCCACCACTCCTGCGCAAGTTTTGTACCGTACCCCTAATGGGAATGTAACGAAAACGTATACCAAGGCCTCACCAGAACCAGAAATTTGTGTTGCTGGTGTGAGCCCTTATGCGGGCCATACATACCACTTGGAATATGACACTTTCAAGGGGTTGTGTGGCGCTCCGCTGATCTCGTTGGGTACGAATAAATGCTTAGTGGGTGTACACTTAGCAGGAAGAACACCTAAAGATACCTTTGGAGCTTGTTCTATTATCCTCCAAGATGAGGCGTTAGTGGGCATACACTATTTACGCAATATTCCCTCTCTACAAAAATCCTTATCCGTAGAAGCGGGTGACGATATTAACTTCGAGACTACCGTAGCGGGGAATAAGGTCTTGTCCAAGGGCGAAGTGCATTACAAATGTCCTACTAAACATCTGCCTTTATACACCGACATGGAAGATAGGCAAATAGAGGTGCTCGGATCTTGTTTCGAGGCCTCCACTTTTAGATCAGAAGTTCGTATGTCGTTGATATCGCATGATGTCGAGCGCATTATGGGTTGTCCCCAACTGTGGGGGCCTCCTAAGGCGGAGTTTGAAACCGAACCTTATTATAAAGCCCTAGCGGGATATGGTAAGGCTTCTCTTGGCCCTTCGCCGAAAACCCTCGAAATGGCTATCATTGATTACACTACTCCATTATTGGAAGCTACTGCAGAATTTACTAGACATGTTCCTATGGTTCCATTAACACCAGAGGAAACTATGGGTGGAATCTACGGACGAAGGTTTATCGATCCTATGCCTCGTAATAAATCTTGTGGATACGGTTTTAAGAGCAAATTATCTACACATTATGAATTGCTGGATGGAGTTGCAGAGCTTAGTGACACGCTCCAACAAGAGATTGACGCAGCAATGTTGTGTTATCGTCAGAATAAGAGATATAATTTCATCTACAAAGCTTCTCTGAAAGATGAGCCGACATTACTCACAAAAAAGAAAATACGAGTATTTACCGGAGCACCTGTGGCTCAGAAGTATATTATTCGCAAATATTTTCTACCACCCGCCACTATGTTGACTATATTCAGTGGTTTGAGTGAGCAAGCTGTGGGGATTAATGCCAGCGGCAGGGAGTGGGATGAATTGCATCACCACATCACGCAATTTGGTGATGATCGCATCATAGCTGGCGATTTCAAAGCTTATGACCAATCTTTACCAGTGAATGTAACTATTGCCACTATGCGCATTTTGATAGCCATAGCAGCGGCTGGAGGTTATAGTGAAGATGACTTGGCCATCATGGAAGCTGCTATACCAGATGTGGTTTCTGCTTATGTGGCTGTAAATGGCACATTGGTAAAACTCACCAAGGGTAACACTTCAGGCAATAATCTGACGGTATTTATCAACGGTATTGCCAATGCCCTTCTACACCGTTGCGCTTACTTTGATACCCTAGGACTGACGGCCAGCCCATATAGGGAAAATGTAGTTAGTATGTTTTACGGAGATGATAGCTTAGGGGCTGTCCATAGTCGTTTAGGTGATAGTTACACTTGTGTTAATATTTCTGAACATATGTTAGTATATGGTTTAGAATACACTGCCCCTGATAAAACACCCATCATTCCTCCCTTTAGACCAAAAGGGGAGGTAAACTTTCTGAAGAGAGACTCTCTGTACATTCCAGAATTTGGAACGTACAATGGTTTGTTGGATGAGAAGTCTATTTTTAAATCTTTGCATTCCAATTTGGCATCAAAAGAATTAACTAGACACCAACTGGCAGCTGTTTGCATATGCGGAGCTCTTCGAGAGTGGTTCCTGTATGGGAGACTCGTTTTCGATAAGCGACGCAAACAGCTGCTAGAGATTGTGAAAAAACACGATCTAGAAATACACTGTGATAAAATCATATATGCTGATTTTGACCAACTCCTTACCGATTGGAGGGAGAAGTACCTTGGGACTGATTACGGGGATCTTGCGGACATCAAGATCAACGCTTCCCAGGGGAAATATAGTCCAAACCCTCAGTCACTTCTTTCCTGTGAAAGTGGCAATGAGTATTGCATGGGAAACACTACTATTAAAAGGAGCAGCGAGAGCTCGAAGTCAAATTCTCGCCCCCCTACCGTGCGTGGTGCACGTAAAACATCACAAGGGACGGAAGAGCCCGTATATACGAAAGCGCAAGTTGCTTCAATGATGCGCACGTATGAAGATATCCGGAGGCTGCGAAGGCTTAGGAAAGAAGAACGTGTACCTTCACTTGCTAAGGATTTTGTCACCAGGTCACCTTTATTGTCTTATGATGATGATGACTGTAGTGACGCTATTTATGATAATATTATTGGCATGTATGTACCACAATCCGGATATGAAAATGTGGATGGAACAACTGATCCTTGGATACCCACTCCTCAGGTCTATACTCCCGAGGAGAAGGAGGAGTTGTCCCTATTAAATCTTTTGGCTACAATGTTTTATATGTACCCAAATTATAAGATGGGGTTACCACCCCCAGACAATCTATATGACGAGGTGGCTTTAATCAAATCTGATCAAATGTCACATATGCATGACTACAAATTCCTGCCAACTGATATGCAGGAGGCGGTAGAATCTAATGGGTGGTTATACCGGTTGCCTGATGTTAATTTGGGTAACCCTGAAGATACTGCGTTTGCCAAGATGTGGTTAGAGTACTACACAAAAGGGGCTACCGCACAACCCTTGAAGAGATCGTTGAGGACGCGAGTGAAGTTGAGTGGAATCGGAAAATATTCTATTTCTTCTACCGCGCCTACTATTCCATCAACACCTCTAAACAACACACCAACCGTTGGTCCGACTATTTCACCAACAAACGCCCCCACGTCTAGACCATCCACTGCGCCAACTAGCGCCCCATTCACGCTAGCTCCTCAGAGTGTCCTTACGAGTAAACCTACTCTCGTACCGACAAAGGGAGGCACTTCTGCTCCGACGAGCTCACCCAATTTGAGAACATCATCTGGGGTCCCTGTGACCAGCCAACCCACTAGTGCACCGTTTTGGAATGCCACACCGAAAACTTTACAACCTCAAAGTGGTGTGGAGCCTATGATGTCGCCTATAGAAACTGATAAAACGGGAATATATGATTTTTCCCAAGGGTCTGTAGGGCATACTGTTTCCGTAACTGGAGATATGGATGACACATTTTACGAGTTCGACAGTAATGAAAATAGATTAGATAATGTATTTAAGAGACCTGTCAAGATCGCATCATATAAGTGGACACCGGGTATCCCATTTAAAGCTAATGTCAGTCCTCATCTAGCCTACCTTACCGACCGAATGGTAAATAATAAGGTGTGTTATTTTAAGCAGATCAAGATGAAATTGTGCGTGAAAGCTGTCGTGAGTGGATCGCCTATGCATTACGGTCTTGTGCATATAGCGTGGCATCCGCTAGGCACTTCGGATTTGCTTTTGACTCCCACTACGACAATCCGTAATGGTGCGGAGTCTTTGGTACCATATGGGGCTTTACCACATATTTTTGTGGACCCCAGTTGTTGCCAAGCTGGTGAAATACACATTCCTCATTTTCACCATAGAAACGCTTACACACTACCTACCGGCGATATTGCATTGGCGGGATGGTTGTATATTAGTGAAGTAATTCCCCTTAGACATACGGGGATGAATACAGATCCCATTCACATCGATTTATATGCGTGGGCTGAAGAAGTTCTATTGGCAGCGCCAACTGCCACTAGACCTCTCGGTTTGCAACCCCAAGCTGGTGATGAGTTTGGTGAGGGGCGCATCTCTAGGCCCGCAGCAGCTGTGAGTGACGCTTTAAGTCTTTTGCATAATGTGCCAGTCATAGCGCCGTACGCCACTGCCGCGGCTGCTGCGGCAGGTGCTGGAGCAAAGGTGGCCAAATTAATGGGATATTCTACACCGTCCAACGTTGCGGCAATAGCTCCTGTATTACATCGCCCATATGGTTCATGGTCCAATACCGACAAACTAGATCCTATACCAAATTTGGCATTTGATAGTAAGCAAGGCGTAACAATAGACCCAAGGGTAGTCGGTATGAAATCCGATGGCTGTATGTCGATTGGGAAGATCGCGTCAACAGAGTGCATTTTGACGTCATTTGATTGGAAAACCACAGATGCGGTGGATAAGCTATTGTTTTCCATTGCTGTGCATCCAAATACTTGTGTTATTGACAAATTAGCGGCTTCTACCCCAGCTAGTCAACGAGTTTTCCATACACCTTTGAGTCTTATTGCTTCCCATCATAAGTATTGGAGGGGGTCGATTAAATATCGGTTTCAAGTGGTTACTAACGCGCTATTTAGGGGGCGTATGATCATAACTTACGATCCCTCTAACAACCGTACTACGACAACGTCTACTAATATAGTGCAGACCGAGGTTATCGACATTTCTAC